GGAAAGTCTGGCAAGCATTGAACAACCAGACTCGTTTCTTCAACGCTATACCAAGGGTCGTATGGGGCAATACGGCTGGTTGGCGTATTAGGTCAGCAAGGACAAGTGATGCTGCTGACCCTCGTTCTTTACCAATTACTGAGACAGGCGCACTGCCAGATATCGATATTTCGGACATCCAGACTGTGAACAGTCTACCTCGTATAGTTGGTACTACATTCGGTGCATCTGTGAAGTCGGTCTTCACAGCACAGCTCGAAGGTGGTGTCGGTGACGTACTAGCATTAGAGAATGAGAACGCCCAGCTTGACCACGTAAAAGAGATTCAAGAAGAGTTGTTAGCTGGTAGTGGGTACTTACTTAAGCTGGCTGGTATTGGCACTACCACATTTCAAGTTGCTAGTTCTAAGATTGCTAAGTACTTTAAGAAGGGCGACCTACTTACTGACAGGCATGGAACTTCTGGTGCTGCTCAGAACGCAACCCCAGCTGCTGGTAGCTATGGAGATGTATTGTCAACTTCTGGAAGTACGGTTACTACAGCTAATGCCGGTACAGCATATACCGAGAATGGTGTAGTAAGCCATTATTCAAGAGCTGGTTTTACATCTCTGGATGACATTGTTAATGAAAATAATGTAAATAGAGGTGGTGGACATGCTGATGGTGGTGCTTATGTAAGAGCCTACAATCTATCAAAAGATGGTAGGACAGCAGGAGATTGGAACTCAGGTGCTACTGTACAAGGAAATTCTGGTGTAGGAAGAGACTTAACTCTTACTCATCTAGATACTTGTATACAGAAGATTAGGGAGAACGGTGGTGAACCTAAGTTAATCCTTATGGGACACGACCAGTACTTTAAATTAGAGAGGCTCCTAAACTCTCAGCAAAGGTACATGGGACAGGAAGAGTATCAGGTTGGTGTGGGTTCAGAACGAACCTTCCCCGGTACTCGAACTGGTTTAGTACTAGCTACTTATCAGGGTATACCAATTATGCCAGATGCAGACGTTGCTGTTTCTAGCGACACAGGTGACAACCAATTAGGTACTAATGTGTATGTTCTAGATACAGACTACTTAGAAACAGCGATTGCTCAACCTACTCAGTACGTTGAGAACCGTGACTTCTTTGCAGCTGACAAGCTGGTAGTTCGTGGCTTGCTCTATACAATGGGTGAATTACGATGTAAGAACTTCTTTGTTCAAGCCAAAATTACTGACTTGAATACATAAGTTTAAGGAACTTTTTCGTAGGGGTGGGGAATAATTTCCACCCCTACACTTTAAAATATTAATGTAATGTATGGTGGAATAATGCGAAGTGTGTATATAGATGGTGCATATCAGAGTCTGGATATTCAGACAAAAAGGATGGTCGGAGAAGTTATGACTTTGTTGGAGGCTTCTTTAGAAGAAACCCCAGCAACCCTAGCTTTAAAGAAATCCATAAAGCAGACCATCTGGCGTACAAATCGTAGTGTTCAAGAGGACTTGAATAGTATGTCTTTTAACGACACGGAGGAATGAAATGAAACATACGTTTACACAAGCAGCTGCGACTGGTGATACCAGAATTCTGGCACGGTCTGCAATGGGGTTCGATTGGAACTATTTTGTTGCAGGAGAGTATCAAATCTTTAAACATGGAGATAATGAACTTATTTCCAGTACTAAAGATTTGGTTGCTGGTTCTGGTATTACTAGTGGAACCAATACACTATATAAAGCATCAGTAGTACGAAATGGTACTGTAATTCATACATCAATTCTTATTGATATAACTAGTCTAGACTCTAATGTTGCATTCGATATCATTGGATTTGAAGGTGGCGTAGCCAATTGCCACATTGGTCAAATTACAGCAGCTGTTAATGGGACTATTCTTGCAGGAAAGATGACTTGTCTTGAAGCTCCTACTACTGGGTCAACTGATATTGACGTTTACTCAGCTACAGTAGGTACTGGTGAAGAGGATACACTTATTACGGACTTAACAGAGACAGCTTTGTTAGCTCATGGTGGGGCTTGGTCAATTTCCCAAGTACAGGCATTTACTGTCGTTCCCCCAGCAGATGGGTATTTGTATCTAACTAATGGTGGGTCAACAGCCGATGATACATATGCA